GTGGCAACGGAGAGTTCAGCATGGAAAGCAGGCTTCGAAAAGCATTGGGCCTGGAAGTGTCGTCTGAAGAACCCACGGGTTCGGAGGGCGGGACGGATTGGGAGCCCGAGGAACGCGTATGTGCCGTCCTCGCCGATGATGTTGCGGACTCCAAGGTCCCCACATTATTGTCCAAAAAGTCCCACGAGTCCGACAATAGATGTCAGACCCGCGCCAGTAGCCCGGAGGAGAATAGTGGCAGTATCCGCCAGCGAGGCCGTGGTAGCCGCAGCGGATATGGAGCCAGGCGCCGACGGACAGTCCGGCGCCTCAAGGCCTATTATGCCACCTATGGCTTCTCTTCCAAGTTCTGCAACTTCCTTGCTGATGTTACCGCTGTTGAGCGCGACGAGTTCCTCCGCTGGTGCGGGGTTGAGCGTTGGGCAGGTGGACCTCACGAGTTTAGTGATACCACCTCAGAAGACGAGTGCCCCCTTTCAGAGCGTGACGCTCCCCGGGCCACGTCTTCGCCCGTACACCGCAGGGGCCAAGGGCCCACCCGTTGTTGGCACTTTGGCAACGCTGGGCCAGCCTAAGAAGCGCAAGCTTCCTGAGTTTGCTGGCCCATCTGCCCGGCTTACCTCGTCTTACCCGAGTGAGGTTGACGATGAAGTGGCTGCTAAACCACTCAAGGCCCATGTTCCAGTTTATTCCCAGGCATCAGTGCCAAGCCGAGTTGATCGGCGTGCCCGGAAGCATGACATGGGCCTTGTTGATGAGGAGCTGTTGTATTACTTGCGTCTTGAGGCCTTGTTCCGTGACCGTACACCCGCTTTGCTGATGACACTTAAAATAAAAGCACGCGGGTTCCTCACCAAGTTTGATGTATCCAGGCTGTCGCAGCGTGAGTTGTTTGAGATGATAGCAACCGCTGTTGGACATGCTATGGATATACCACCGGAGGAACATTACGTGCGACAGCATTGTAAGCGGGATGACCAAGAGGATGCCCGACACAAGAATCACGACTTCCTAGTCAACGGTAATGCCGGAGTGAGTGGCGCGCTGTGGTGGTCACAGCGGCACTCATTGCCGAAGGCCTAGGACAGGCCGACGCTCCCAGCTGTCTGCCTTGGTACGCATATCGATTTATTACCTAAGTCGATGGCGGGCAGCTGGATCCAGGCGGGCGTCGAAGGTTGCAATACGCGACGGGCAACGCAGAGGTTGGTGCGAGGGGCACCAACCAATGCTGTCGTGTACACGCATGCGGATTGTGTCTGCAATGAGATGCTAGCGTTGCGTAATCGCCACCAAGTTGGTGGCGCAGTAGTCGCACCTGGCATTGTTCCCAAGCTCTTTTCAGAGCTGCGGGGTTACGCCACCAAATTAGAACGCAAAACGCGGGGACAGGTCATAGATCATTATGAGGGCGCGAAGCGTGATGCCATGAGCCGTGCTGCTGAGTCCTTAGCCACTGAGCCTATTAATAGTTATGATGCTCGGGTTAAGATGTTTCTCAAGGACGATAAGTATGTGTTAGATGATGAGGGCACAAGATTTAAAGCGCCTCGATGCATACAATTCCGTTCTAAGCGTTACGTGTTAGAATTAGCACGTTTCTTACAGCCGGTTGAGAAGATGGCTTATGAGTGGGTCGATCGTTATCAGACCCGCATCATAGCTAAATCACGCAACACAGTTCAGCGTGCTGCTGATTTGCGCGCTAAGGTTGAAGCCATAGGGGACTGTGCATTCGTCTTGTTGGATCATTCCAACTTCGATGCACATGTTACCGTTGACTTGCTCAAGGTTGAGCACCAATTCTATGACTTGCATTATGATTCCCCGTACTTGCGTAAACTGCTTGCATGGCAGTTGGACAACCGAGGCTCCACCAAGAATGGTACCAGGTATCGTACACCTGGGACTCGGATGTCTGGTGACGTTAACACCGGATTGGGTAACTCATTACTCAATGTGGCTATGCTGCATCGTTGGATACGACAGGCTCGTGTGCCAGCTTCTATATATGTAGACGGCGATGACTCAGTTGTCGTCGTTGAAAGAACTAAGCTGGCCAAGCTGTTGTCCGTTGACGGAGGGCCCAGTGCTCATTTTCTCATGAGCGGGATGGAAACGAAGTGGAGCGTAGTCGACCAGTGGGAGGATGTTGAGTTTTGCCAGTCTAAGCCCGTCTGGGACGGGTGTTGCTGGCGAATGGCTCGCGATCCACAGCGTCTCATCCAGCGAATGTGCTGGACCACTAGGGACTGGCGTCCCGAGTTTCTTCCCCGCCTTGTTAGGAGCATAGGGCTGTGCGAGTTGGCTTGCAATGATGGCTTGCCTATAGGACAGGCCCTCGCACTATCCTTCGTCAAATCCGGCTCTGGCGCATTTTGGCGTGGTTTGGACCAGTACCACCGCGCCAAATTGGAACCGTATGTTCCCATTCGC